GCCGCGCCAGTACTGCTGCAGATGCGACTTGCGCTGGTGCCACGTCTGCAGCGTGGTGTCGTATTCCCAGCACCAGTTCGGCCCCTGCACCACGGCGACGCCATGACCCTGACTGACATAGACCGATGTCGTGATCACACTCTTGTCGGGCTCGGCCTCGATCTGCAGATCGAGATCAGGTGTCGAAACCGGCGTCGGCGTGTAGCCGGACAGCGTCGAGACCTTGTTGTCGTCGCCGACGAAAAACAGCCCCTTGCCGAAGGCGTCGTCGTGCCCGGCGATGGCGTTGATGCCAACCACGCCGCGCGAGATCGTCGAGCCGTAGGACAGCGGGAAGCCCGTCAGGTTGATCGGCGTGCCCCACACCTCGATCGAGTTGGCGCCGCACAGCAGCAGCTGGCCATTGTAGGGGATTGGCCGGTACAGCGTGTCGGGCTTGCTCTGCGCGGTGGCAAAGTTCAGCGCGTTGATGTTGACCGGGTTCGCGCTGGTGTCGGGGTCGCTGGCGAACACCTGCGCGTTCGGATAGGTGAAAAAGAAAAAACCAAAGAGGTAGCCGACCGCGTTCGGCGAGCCGACGATGAAGCCGCCCGAGCCGTTCGGAAAGCTGACCACGGCGTTGTTGGTCCCGGGCGGCGTCGCCGCCACGGGCTTCGGGTTGATCCAGTAGGCGCCGTTGCCGGGCGCGACAATGGCGATGTCGGGGCCGGTGGAATTGTTGCGCGCCATGGTGACGGGGCCGCTGCCGAGCACCGTGCCGCTCAACTGGGCGCCCGCGCCGCCCGTGGCCGGGAAGGTCCAGACCGAGTTGTCGATCACCGCATAGATCAGGCTGCCGACCAGCAGCGCGCCGCGAAAATTCACGCCCGGCGTGGTCGCCCATGGGCGCAGTCCCGGCGTCCGCCAGTAGGCATAGGGCTTGCCCGCGGACGCAGGCAGCGTCTCCGGGTAGCAATTGATCAGGCGCCCTCCTGCGGCCTGCGGGAGCCGTCCCGGGGCGTTGAGGAGCGGAAACGGAACGTCGGGCATCAGAAGTAGACGGTCTGCAAAATTTCGTAGGTGGGCGTCTGCGAGATCAGGTTGCGCAGGCGCTGCTCGTGCTGCTCGATGATGGCGAGGTCGGGCTGCTGGTTGGAAAATTCCGCCGCCGCATAGATCGCAACCAGCCTTGCAATGGTCTCGAACAACAGGTTCGGAATGTCGTCGCGGTCAGGCACCGCCACAATGCGCGCGATTTCGGTGAGCACCGGATCGATGCAGCCGTCGATGGTGTCGTGCTCGACCGAGCCCAGCGCCTCGCCCGGCACATACTTGCCGAGGATCGCCGCCGCCTTGTTGATCAGCTGCTCAGAAGTGAATGACAGCGCCATGAGGCCTCCAAAGAAAAAGGGGCCGCGAGGCCCCTACTTCCTTTTTGCTTTTCGCTTCACCGCTTTGGGTTGTGGCCGCTTGCCGGTTTTCCTTCGGGGTCGCGATGGTCTTTTGGGCCGGGGTGGTCCTCGTGCGCCTTGTGGTCCTCCTGAGCCTTGTGCTCCTCCTGCGCGGCCTTGATGCCGCCCTTGGTGACGAAGCACGGGTTGGTCTCGATCCGCGACGCGGTCTCGTCGTCGACTTCGATCTCCTCCGGCTTGCCGTCATAGAAAGTGTGGCCGAAGGCTTCGGTCACCTTGCTGTCGCCGGGGGGCGCCTTGTACATCACTGTGATTTTTTGGGTCATGCGTGTTGTCCTTCGTTTCCCGTGGAACGCAACCGTTCCGATGGCTTAGAGAATAAACCCGGTGAAGTAGAGTTCGAGGATGCCCGGGGCCGGGGCCGACGACTGGGTCGCGATCAGCAGCTGGATTTCGGTGTCGGAGAAGGTCCGAAAGAACAGCCCGGTCGCGGCCATCGCAGGCAGCGCGCCGCCAGCGGCGCCGATGGTGGAGCCGGACAGGTAGCGCGTGGCGAGGCCGGGATCGCCGATCGACAGCACCAGCGCGGTGCCGAGCGCCGGGACCGCGGGCCCGATCATGCCGGTGATGACAAAATCCTTCGGCACCATGAACATGCCGACGACGTTGTTGGTGGTGCCGAGATCGACAGCCGAGAGGTTCACCTTGCGGCCGAAGGCCTTCATCGTGCGTGCGAAGCCAAGGCCGCCTTGCGCAGGCTGGCCCCAATCTTTCCGATAGACCATGACGGTCTCCTTTTCCGGGTGGGGGTTAAAAAAACAGCGGCGCCGGGAAGGCGCCGCTGCAGTCTTCAGGGAGTAACTTAAGCAGGCGTCGGCGCGGCGACGAAGCCGGTGACAACACCCCAATCGACCAGCGTGCCGAGGTCGGTCGCGGGCGCCACCGACGACGCCTGCGGGTTCTTCGCGATCTTGGCGACGCCGTACTGGGTCTCGATGCCGAGGCCGGTGACGAAATCGTAGTCGCCGTCCTCCAGCGTGGTCGGGCGCGGCATCTGGCCCATCGCGTAGGCAAACGCCGCCTGACCGCACATGAAGTAGGGCTCGATGTCCACACCGGCACCGCCAGCACCCAGCTGGATCAGGCGCTGGGTGATCTCGGGAATGTTCTTGTAGAGGATGCCGTCATAGAGCAGCGCACCGCCCGTGAAGATCGGGTTGGTCTTGGTCGCGTTGGCCTCACGGGCCCGCGCGTCGCGGTTCGCCTGATACATCGGCGGGTCCTGCTGCAGCGACTGGAACGCACGGTCGCCGAGGAAGCAGACATACATTTCCTCGTCGAGTTCCTCGATCTCCCAAGGCGTGATCTTGGGCCGACCGTTGTAGGTGCCGGGGTTGGAGGGCGTGACACCTGACTGCTTCGCCAGCGACTTGGCGAGCGAGCCGACGGCTGCGCTCATCTTGTCGGTGGCAACCACACAGTTGCCCGCGCCGGTCGCCCACGTCGTGGAGTAGTTGGCAATCTTCGCGCCGAACAGGATGCGGTCGAAGTTCGCCGCCGTCCAAGAGTTCTTCTGCGCGGCGGTCGCCGCACTCCACCTGAGGCCGTTGACGCGATTGCCCGGCGCAGCCAGACGACCCGTCTGGATGGTGCCGGTCGGGATCGAGAGCAGCATGTCGGTGAGATCGTCACGGACGATGCGGCGGCTCCAACCGCGAAGCAGATCGCGCGCGGTCGAGCGCACGTTGAACGAGCTTTCCTTGTTGGACGCCCGGTTGTTCGCAACGGCGTTGCGGCCCCAGTCGGCCCAGATCGGGAAGCCGTAGCTGTCCAGCTGCTCCTCCGCGCCGCGCAGCGTACCGGCACCCACGCCGTCGCCGGTCAGCTGGTTGACCAGCGGGACGTTGATCTCCTTGCCGTCCGTTTCAAGGTCGGCAAGGCGAACGATGACAGCAGTCGAGCTTTCACCCATGAACGGGTCAAAGCGCGAGCGTCGAAGAAAATCAGAGATGACTTGCCGACGAAACTTGATCAGTTCGTTGGCGACGTGATTGGTCGTAAGCATTGCCGCAAATCCCCTATGGGGAGCGGCGCATTAATTTCTAGCGCCGCTTGGCTGACGTTGCGGCCCGGAACAGTTCGATGTCGGATGGTTCGGTGACTTGAGTGTCCCCGCCACCCGCTCCGATGTTTCCGAGCGATGGCATGTTGGGGACCGGCGACTTGACGGGAGGCTCGTTCCTGAACGAGCCGTTGTTCTTTGCTGTGCCCTTGGCGAGTTCGAGCGCCTGCTTCAGATACTCGGGGTCCTTCAACGCTTCCTCGCGCTCGCGCTTGCGGAAGGCATTGAGATCGCCGCCGATGTGGTGAAGCATCGCCCGCTCATAATGCCACCCGGCGATCACGCCGTAGGGATCATGAGATTTCATGGCTTGGTTGTAGACAGCCCACGCCATGGGGTCGCCGAGCTTCATGCCCTGTTCGAGCGCCTGTCGCGACTGCACCACCATCTCAGGGCCGAAACGCTCGACCGCACGATCCTGCGAGCGGTTTTCGTTTTCGATCCGCCGCTGCTGCTCCTGCGCTTCGAGCAGGGGCGTCACCAGCGACATCACGAAAGCCTCCGGGTTCTCGAACACGTCGGGCTTCTTCGGTGGTGTCTGCTGCTGTGGCGGCGGCTGGCGCTGAAATGCCGCCAGACGTGCCGCGATCTCGTCGCGCTCACGTTCCGCACGGCGCCGGGCCTCGCTCTCCTCGCGCAGGCGGCCCGCCGGGATCGGCGGCTCCTCCTTGGGGGGTTCTTTCGGCTCGGTCTTGATGGTCTTGTCGTCGACCTTGTCGACAGGCTTGTCGGCAGGCTTCTCTACAGGCGGCTCGAACTTCGGGTTTTCGAAATCGGCCAAGGTCTTGGCATCGGCGTCCGCGGCTTCACGAAACAATGCAGCATCGTCAAGCGCGTCAGCGCCTTGCGTCACATCCGTCATGTCTGGTCTCCCCGGGTCTATCGTGTCCGGCTACGTGGCCGTGATGTCGCTCACGGCGGCGTGGCCGCGATGTCGTTCGCGGTGGACGTGGTCGGGCTCGATTACGCCCCCGACGGCGATTGATTGGCCCGCTGCTGCCGCGCCACTTCGCGATCCTTCATGCGGTGGAAGTGATCGAGCGCGCGGTCGGCGGTGCGATGGAAATTCTCGGACCCGAGATCAGCCAGCTGCTGCAGGCTGCTGACGTTGCGGTCGGCGCTGCGCTGGGAATGATCGGCCAGTAGCTGCAGCGGTGAAATCAGCGCCTTGTGCTCCAGCACGTTGGCCGAGGCGCGCTTGTGGACAGCGGTCGCGTTGGTCTCGTTGATGTTGGCAATCTGCTCGGCGATGTCGAGCGGCGACTTCGGCGGCGGCGGCGCACCGGGCATGCCTTCGGTGCGCGCCTTCGCGAGATTGAGCAGGCCGCCGGTCTGCGACTTGCCCGCCTCTGCGGTGAGCTTCTGGGTCTCGGCCTGCGTCTTCTGCACGGTCGCCGCGCCCTGCTGCAGTTCGATCTGCTGCGCCTGCTGCTTGACCGGGTCGGGCTGGTTCATTAGCTGCGTCAGCTTCTGCTTCTCCGAGATCGGCAGCGCCGAGGCCTCGATGATCACGGCCGGAGGCACAGGCACATTGTTCTGCGCGAGGCTCATCAGGAGGTCGAACACGTCGCCCATCACGGTCTCGGTGTCGGGGCCCTCGTCGACCTTGATCTCGACATCGATGTTGCCGAGCATGTTGACCAGCGTCGGCAGCCCCGTCATCGGGTCAACCTGCACGGAATTGATCTGCATGAACTGGGCAACCTGCTGATTGCCGCTGACGCGCAGCATGCGCTCGCTGGTCCAGTATCGCTGCGCCGCGTTCCACGCCGCCTCGTAGCGTTGCAGCTTCCACATCCGAAAGTTTTTCAGGAACGGCCCCATCTCGGCGAGACCGGCCTGCTGCAGGGCGCTCGCCGCGCGGCCCGAGACGTTCTGGCCAAACTGCTGGATCAGCTGCTGGTTCGGGCCAAAGGTGTCGATCTCGTCCTTGGCGTCCTTGTAGTAGGTGGTCTGCTGGATGAACTCCTGCTCGGGCTCAAGAATTTCCAGATCATCCTTGGTGCCGCGATAGACCAGCGTGCCGTCGGCACGTGCGGCCTCGCGCCGCGTCACCTCGATGTCGTCGACCGTGCCTTCCTTGATCTTGATCTGGCGCGTGTTCATGATGTGGATGGCCTTGGAGCGATGCTGGTTCATCGCGTCCTGCGGCCCGCGCAGACGCCGGATAAATCCGTAGTGGTCGCCATCGACGTCGATCATGTTGGCGAAGGCGTTGTATTTCGAGATCGACTGGCCGCGCTGATTGAAGAACGGGCTCTCGCCGCTCATAAGCTCGACCGTGCCCGTGTGCAGGCACCACAGCCACCGGCCGCCGCGCTTGTACCAGTGATCAGCGAGGCGAACGCGGTTGCGGCTGTCGACCCACATCTGCTCGCGATCGGTATCGAACGCGGTCCAGAAGCCGCCGTCATTGTTCAGGCTGGAGCGAACTTTTTCGGCGGCGCCCTCGCCCAGTTCTTCCAGTTCATCGATGTCGGCCCATTTGTAGACGCCGTGATAGCGCGCGTCGCCGAAATGGGTTCGAAGCGAGCGCGGGTCATAAAAGAAGGTCTTGGGGTCGACATAGGCGAAGCGCAGATCGGGATCGCCCTTGTCGCCGGAGGTCAGCATCAGTTCGTCGACGCCGAAGCCATGCACCAGCGCGTCCTTGCAGCACTCGACCTCAAGGTCTTCCGCGTTGGAGGCGTCGCAAATATTTCGGATGACGTGGGTCGCGACCTCCGCGCCCTGCTCGCCGTTCGGGGTGTTGGGAAAACATTTCGGGTCGGTGCGCAGGCGCCGGATGGTGCCGCCGAGACTGTCGATCTTGCGCCCGGTGCGGTCGAACACGATCGGTGGCTGGCCGCGCTTCCTCAGAACCTTCAGCTGGTCGGCGGTCCACTGGTCAATGTGGTAGTAGCGCCACGACAGCCGCTGCTCATCGATCTCGCGCGCCTTCGAGCTGGAATAATCCTCGAACTCGCGGCGGCGCACGACCAGCGCGTTGGTCTCGGCATCATAATCCGGGTCCCGTGTGTCGTACTTGTTGTCGAGCGAGATCATAGCGTCATCGCATCCACCGCTTGGGGCTTCTTTCGCCGGTAGCCGTCATTGGGCAGTTTCATCGCATCAGGTTTTTCCGCGCGGCCTGCCACCATGATGTCGAGCAATTGACCGCCGAGGCCCATCGCGTCGACTTGGTCGTCATGTTTCGAGGCCGGAAAATTCAGCAGTTCAGCAAGCCAGTCGGCGACCCACGGCGCGTTCTTCGGGTAGTAGAGGCCATCGAGCGCCATGCGGCCTTGGATCGAGCGCGCCCGCACCGCCTTGTCGCCCCGGGTCGGAAACGCCGTGCGGTTGACGTGCAGGCGGCGCTGCCGCATCCGCTTCTCGAGAAATGGACCGACACCCGACTTGATCTGGCCGCCTTCTTCCGCCCACTCCAGCGGCCGGTATTTTTCGACGAGATCGCAAAACATTTCGATCCAGACGTCGGATGATTTTTGCCCGCGCCAGAGATCGACCAGATAGAGGTTGTTAAGATGGTCGACGCCGAACACGACATGCACGGTGTAGTCGCCGCCGTCGGCGGTGACTGCATAGTCCGAGGCGCCGTAGATGCGCAGATGCTTGTAGGACGGCAGGATGTCGATCGGCCGCAGCCAGTCTTCCTTGAAATAATCACCCTCGTCGGGCGTCGGTGCCTGCTGATACAGGGCTGACCAGATGCGCGGCGGCGTGGTCTCTTTCAGTTCAGCCAGCTGCGCGCCAAAACCGTAGTCGTCGTCGTTCCACAGAAACTCGCCGGGGGCGCGGCCGAGCGCGTCCTCGACCTTCGCTTCTGCTGGCAGGCTCAGCACGTCCCAGTGCTGATGATTGAGTGCGCGGCCTGCGAGGTCGTCCTCGTGCCAGCGGGTCTGGATCAGCACCTGCCGCGCATGAGGGACC